GTGTCGTCATATTACTACCTGGTTCTATACCCATATTTTCAAAAAATCTTTTATAGATAAAATGTTCTTTCGTAGCAGGATTCATAATAATAATAACTCTATTTTGATTATTTTTAGTTCTTATAGATAGATCTATTTTATCAAATATATTTTCATCCACCAATTCCTCTGCCTCATCTAAAACCCAAGTTGTTATACCTTCAATAGATTTTAAATTAGCTGTCTGAATACCAGAACTGGTTCTAATACCTCTAAATAAAATCTCAGAACCAGTGAGTTTATTTATGATAGAAGTTTTTGTTATATCAAAATGATCTGATATATTCAGGTACTCTATTTTCTGAATAAACTCAGGTATAATTGATATATGAGCTGAACTCATAGTATATCTCGTGAATAAGATTTTATGACCTTTCTCAAATGTAAGCATTAATAAAAAAGAAGCCACTGAATATGACTTCCCACTACTTCTACCACCAGTAATAATAAAGTATCTACTCTTTGATGATATAAGAGGTTTATACTTATTCTTGAGTACTATTTTCATCATCTTCAAATCCGAACATATTTTTTAAGTTAATATCTAATCCACCACTTATATTAAGATCTTGAGAATCAACATATCCTCTTTTTCTACCTTTATATTTTAAATAGAAGAATATAGATGCTCTATCACGATCCATTATGTTTTGAAATAACTTATCCTCTACGGTATCTAAGTTTACCTCTTCAATTGAATCTACCTCAGTTTTAAAATTAATATCACTATTATAGTAATTATAGAATTGATTTCTTGATATACCAACAGCTTCACAAGCCTTAGTAACTATACCGTGAAATTTATGCATAGCCTCAATCAATTGCTTCTTATGAAGTTCTGGATTTTGTGATTTTCTCTTTCTCATATATTTTTATATTTTTTTATACTTATAATCAATTAGATCATTTATATTACAATGTGGTCCCCAACTATGCCATCCATCTTTTCTATTTCTGGCGAATAATTCTATATAAGGTCCATATGATATATCTTCTATTATATTATAAAATATATTTGGCTTTTTAGAATGTATATCTTTTGGTTCTTTAACAACACTTGATATAGTTATTTTCTTGCCATTTTTATATTTATACGGCATTGGATCACCTTTTCTACAAAAGAATAAAAGTTCGTGTTGTCCTCTAAAATACTGACCCATACCTATTCTATCTTTTACCCAACATATATTAGTTATATAATTAAATCCCAACTCATTTATTAACAATAAAGCATCTTCTATTTTATTATTAACAACCCACATATACATATGACATTGATCATCAATTATATCCTTTACAAATTGTAATTCTTCTATGATGTCTCTAATTTTCATAACAGGATAGTGATTTTGTGGTGTTCCCCATCCTTTATGTTTTATATTAGTTTTTTTCCTAACACTAGTACCACCAGTACAAATTTGCCAAGGTGGATCTAAATATATCGTTTTATATTTCATATATTTTTATATTTTTTCATAATATGTAATCATCACAATATACATATCATTTTTTACCACCATTTGAACGCTTTCCACTTTTACTTCCTCCAAGAATTGATTTACCAGTCTCTCCAATCTCTGTAAGTCTGGACCCTGTATCATTTTTATTTTCATCTTGTAATGGATTTTTTTCTATGTATTTTAGAAGATCAAATATCGCCTCTCTAATACTATTAGGACACTGCCAACATATATTTTTCTTTAATGAAGAGCAGTATAAGTTGTGCATCGATTGTATAAAGTTTATATCACTATTTGTGATTCTATCTCTATGTTTTAATTTAGATATCTTCTCGTAATTTTCTTTCATAATCATTTAGTTTTAATTTTAATTCTGTATAAAATAATTTCATATATGACGGACATTTACATTGAATATATCCATCCATATTATGATCCTTACCAAATACTTCCATATAAGCTTTAACTAACATTGGCTCTAATGATGGTGGTATTCCTTTTCTAGCATCAATCATTTTTATTAAGTCTTTATATCTCTCTATCATAAAACATCATTATTTTTAAAAAATTGATTTTTCATATGATAATTCAAATTCATATACCGTATCATAATTACCATTATATGAAGTCACTATACCTATGTGATCTTTTCGTATATTATAACCTATAACTAACTTTCTATTTTGGTCTGGATCGGATTTATGATATACCATATCACCCATTTTAAATCTTATTGATCTTATAAGCTCAATAAGATTAATTTTATTTATATCTAATTCTTCTACTTTCATATTCTTATCACATTAAAATTTCTATCATAAACATCAGCGATAAAACTTGCTGTAATTGCTATGATTATATTTTGTGTATAAACAAGTGTGATCCAGAATGTACTACACTTTGGACAGCTCACCAGTTTATATAAATATTTGTATATACCATATTGTTTTATTGGTTTTAAAATCCATTTGAATGGTTCAAAATTAACTGCGAACCATCCTAATAAAAATCCTATTAGTATTTGTTGTAAGTATATCATTTCAAAAACTTCTTATATTTTTCATAATTATCTATTCTCGCTTCTGCGATTTTAAAATAATCATTATCCATTTCCATTCCAACAAATCTAAAACCTTCAAGTTGCGCCGCCACACCAGTTGAACCGGAACCCATAAACGGATCTAAAACAATTCCATTTTCAGGTGTTATCAATCTACACAGATAAGCCATTAGATTGATTGGTTTAACGGTTGGATGGTTATTTTTTGATTTTAGATTATATCTCTCTTCTAAAGTTCCACTTTCTTGAACTCTATTTAAATCATATTTCTTCTCCTCAAACCCATCTAACCCCATATTTCTCTCTGCCTTTGATACTTTCGCTTGGTAGAAAAATCTGGATGCTCCGCCACTATCAAATACTTTCGGTTCTATAACGACATTTTTAATTTCATTATTATCTGTTCCAACATATTGTTCTCTATGACCACCTTTTCTTGGTTTTCTATTTGGACTATCACCTTTTAAAAATCCACTCTGTTCATCTAATAAACGACACGGACACATCGGATTGGTGTGAATGTCTCCTTTATCACCGTAATTTTCAATTCTTTTTGCCTTACCATCATTTTTAATTTCAAATACTCTATTACTATTCAAAAAGCTGTCTCTATTACCTTCTTTAATCTCACCCTTCTCACCCTTAATCACTTCATCACATATACATTCTAAAATTATGTTGGCAGGAAATCGGCCTTCTTGATTTTGTTCATTTCCACTTTTTAAACCAAACATACTATTCTTTCCGGTCCCGTTTAACGAACCAGGTTTAGCGCTTTCTTTATCATTTTCATTTAAGAATCCAACCCTACAACCATCCACATTAATTCCACCAGTCTTCCATTTTAAAACATTCTCAGCCACTGATTTTTCTGATAGTGGTTTTCTTGCTAAACAAATAGGTTCATTTGCTGGTTTAAGAGCAGTTCCCCAACCTTCCCAATCACTTGTTCCTTTTGTTATTTTAATTTCTTTATATAATTCAGTATCAACATCACGATTTTCTTTCGTCATCATAGACGCATCATATTTATCAAAATTATTTTGTTTTACCTCACCAACAACCTCTCTTTCATTACCTTCTAACTTATCGACTGCCTTTCCAACATTTAAACTCTTCGGAAATCCAGATCCATATAACCACATAATCTGGTCTCTAATTTCAAATCCAGCATCTTCTATATTTACAACCATTCTGTGATATGTTCTTGTTCCACCAAATGATAAAATATGACCACCTGGTTTTAAAACTCTATAAACTTCTTTCCAAAATTCAACTGATGGTACATCATAGTCCCACTTTTTTCCCATAAAGCCACCTTTACTTGTCTTTCCACTATTTTTTGGTGCGCTTAACCCATAAGGTGGATCTGTCACCACACTATCTATTGAATTGTCTGGTAGTTTTTTAAGTGACTCTATATTATCACCTAACATTAATTTCGTTTGTTTCATATTCTGTTATCTTTAATTTTTTTAATTACTTGACCTATTTGCATCATTTCATCGTATGAAAATCTATCACCTCTGGTCATATTACATATCTCACAACATACTACACTATTATTTAAAGTATGTCCTAAGTTATTATCAATCCTATCAAATCCCAATTTATTAGAACTATCACCACAATAAACACATTCACCATCTTTTATTATTTTAATAAACTTATCTATTGTGTAATCAAGATTGGTATTAAAATTATCCTTATCAAATCTTTTATACTTGTAATACTTCCTTCTAATTAGTGGTGTCTCTTTATCATATTTACCAGTCCCTTTTCTCATAGGATTGGTTAATCCATCACTCATACCTTGTGATTTACATTCTATTGAGCAGAATATATTTTTAGATTTACACTGAGATTTTGGTCTATGAAAAGTATCACCACAAGATAAACACTTTACATAATTTTTTTGATATACTTTATCTTTTTCTTCCTTTTTCTTAGTCATAAAACTTATCTATTTATGTTTATATATTAAAATATATATCCTTCATATTAATCCTTCTTTTTTTAATTCTGTTTTTATTATATCCATTGTTGTTTTAACTGAGTTAAAAATATACATATGATCCATTTTAAACTCGTTGTTTAAACTATATTCTTGTTCTATTTTTCTATAACTTCTACCTTTTATTGTTTTCTCTTTTTCATCACTCCACCATTCATAATAGTATTTTCTAAATAAAAATGCTGAAAAGAAATCTACTTTCTCATCTAATAGCTTATCTATTTTAACAATTACATCTTGGTGTGTTGGATCAAAATCTATTTGAACTTGATCAAATCCATCTTCAAATGTTACATAGTTTCTATATGTTTTAAAAAACTCTGATGTTGATGAATGAAATTGGTTCTTTAAGTATCCATAACAATAATATAAAAGTTCTTTATTTTGTATTAGATTGATTATCTTTTTTTCATCTAGTGTAAGTAGATATAATATAAGATCTTGTTTTAAATCATCTCTAAATCGTGAATTCTGACATATTTTTTCTATCATATCTCTGAGCTGATTACTTTCATAAAATTTTATCAGTTCTAATTTATAACTCATTATTTATACTATCCACTTTATCGTTAAACTCATTTATGAAATTTCTAAAATTACTACACATCTCATACTCTTCATTATTTTCTAAATATGAAAATAGATTATGATAAAATTGAGTCACATATTCATAACACTTCTCAGACTTATCATCATCATCTATATTCTCCATCATTGTGTTTATTTTGTCAAAAAAATCATCTGTGAATTTAATAATTGTTACCATACCTAAAGTCATCTCAACACATAGAACCTTTGATACTAAAATCAAATAAGACACATAGTTAAAAGCTTCTTGATCTTCTAACTTAGTCGGGTCTAAAAATTCAGGCATATCACTTGATATGACATCAATCATATCGTCTATACTCGTTCTCATCTCATATTAATTAATTTTTTAAGTTGTAACGCTTTATCAACCATTGTGTGTAAGAAAGATCTATATAAATCAACTCTATCTAAATCACCTTCTAACGCCATATTAGTAATGTATTCTGATGCTTGAACTATATTTCTAACACATCTATCATATTCATCCTCTAACAAATTATTATCTTTTTTCATATATCTAAATCTTTTCATTATATATTAAGTCCTAAAAGTCATTTTTTTCCATTCTTGTATTGCTTGACACCTGTCTTATTTCTCAGTCTAACAAGTTCTCGTCTCATCTCTTGAATAATCTTTCTACATCTTACACACGATACTTTACTAATACCTGATACACAATCTAAATACTCTTCTTGAAATGTGTATATTTTACCTTCAAATTCATATTCTGACATTATTTGAAAAAAAAAATCTAAATCAGAATTCTCTAATTTTTTTATCATATTTTCTTTTTTTTTTATTTTGAGCCCTATTTTATCAAGTTTTATCTTCGCTAATGTCTCTTCACTTATATCCTTTATTTCATTATACACTTTAAATACTTTATCCCACATTTTTTGTAATTGCTTACTTGATGATAGATGATCAAATTCACCTTCTCGGTGTGATACTATTTGATACATTGTTATCAATTCATTTAAACCAGATAAGTCAGTCATAAAATGTCTTATCTCTTGCTTTCTTACCCATCTTTTTATTTTAATCAAATCTTGTGGTTCTATAAACCATCTTTTCTCATTTATACATTCACTACAATACCTGTTGTAATTTTCATCTTTTGGTTGACTACATTTCTGACAGGTTACAAATACTCTCTTCTTGGCTTCATTATTTATACAAGTTTTACACTTAGCCGTATAGATTATACCACCATCTGATTTTTTAATCACATATGAATTACCTATTGATCCACATATTTTACATTGTCTATTAGGATTCTGTGTCTCGTTCATCTTCAAAATAATCTATTTCTTTTTGTTTTTTATCTTTTCTTAAAATATAGTCTATTAAATAATCTCTTTTCTTTTTAACAAGTTCTTGATATTCATTGTCATAATCAATTATCTTTGATAGTTCAATTTGTAAGTCGAGTGATTCTAAATATGTTTTGTTCATAGTTTATATATTATTTTATTATTCATACCCATTAGAATATGATGCCGAGTTGTTTTGTTCTCTGATGATTTACCATCATTATCTGTGTTGCTTTTGGATTGATATAATCACCTGTTTTAACATTAAATCTTTTTGCTTTTGTATAATCTATTTTTGTTAAAATCTTATTAATCTTTCCTTTACTTTTATCTGTTGTTGAAGCCCAGTGCATCTCATTTACCCATTCAAAATCTTTTGAGAGTTTATCTATATCAAAAAAGAATGATCCTTCTGGTGTTACATTAACATATATTATACGTGTTTTAACGTCTATAAAACATTCTTTTTTAGTTTTGAGGTCCATACTTCGTCTAACCTTTTTTAAGTCGTCATATTTAATCTTTTCAAATATAAGTTCAGGATAAAATTTATCTCTTACTTTAATTTCAATTATCATTCTATCTACAAGTGTTGATGTTCCTTTTTCAAATCTAAGTATCACACCATCATAAACATCAAATCCGTCTGCTGGTGTCATCCAAGTTTTATAATCATATGTTGTTGGTAGTTTATCAAATATCATTTTTAAATAAGCTCTTTCTAAAAGAGATTTTTCATAAAATTTCTGTTGTGTATTCATTGTTAGTTAGGTTTTTCTTTTATTTATTTAAAGAAAAAACTAACTTTTTTCAAAGGTGGTTTTTTTATGTTTTTATTAAAATTTTAAAGATCACAACTTTTTTATATTTTTAGTGTATAATTATTAGTTAGGTTATGTTAATAAATGTGTGATAAAGGTTGGTCTTAGACTGGCCTTTTTTCATTTAAAACGACACGTCTTTGTGACGTGTCTTTATTTAGAGTCTTGATATCTGACCAAGTCAAATAATCTGATTTATTAGACCTATTTAAATCTTGCTAATCATTATCATTTTTCGCTCTAAGATATCTATTAGACATCTTTAAATTTCACTAACTATTCAGACATCTAGATAGTTTAAAGTAGTTTAATGTCAATACAACACTACACACAGAGTATGACAAGATAGAGTATAGTAGATAGGGTAATCTATAATTATACACTTTTTTCATAAACCCTTATTCCTATTGACTTTCCATTGAATTAATATCATATGAATATACACTTTTGTAAAATAAAATTAAAATAAATATAAAAAAATGTATAAGAGAGATGAATAAAAAATATATATAATAAAAAGATAAATCATTATGAGCATAAACTACCAAATTATACCTATTGAAAAAGACAATTTATTTGATGATGTCAATTTAGATATATTAGATCAAAGTTTTACTAACATATATACTTGTGGTCTTAATACTATTTCTAAAATAGAAATGATTAAAGAATTACCAATAAAGAATAGAAAGATTGCTATAAAACAGATATTAAATTTTATCAAGTATATTGAAGTTCAATCTAATATATTAGATTCAGATATTATTATTATACCACAAGATTTTCTAATAAAAAGTTTTAATAGAAATACTTATGTAAAGTTTTTAAAACTATTAAATGAGTTAAATGTTGTTAAGGCTATACCTTATGAAGATGGTAATTATTTCAAATTTAAAAGTAAAAATAGTAATGATACTGCTAAGCCAAAGAGATATAAACTAACTGATGAATATAAAAGAGATGAATTATGTATAGTTGTAATAGATGATAAAAAAGAACTTAAATATGAAATAGAAGGAACATATAATAAAAACTTTATTAAAACTATAAAAGAGACTGAAATTGATATAAAATCGGCTATAAGAGATGAGATAAGATATAATAAAAGTAAAGATTCATTAAGAAATAGATTGAGTACTATATTCAACCTATATGAAAAAAGATATATCAAAAAAGGATATAGAGTTGATAGAGTTTATCATTCATTAACGAATATATCAAAGGTTAGTAGAAAGCATCTTACAATAAAAGGATTAAAGTTTAATAACATTGACATTAAAAACTGCCAACCATTATTATTATGCTATTATCTACTTAAAAATAATTTAAATCTTGATGATAAATATATTCAAGATTGTGAATTAGGAACATTATATGAGAGATTTTTAGTTAAAGGAAAGGAATATATTGATTATAAATTTATAATAAAAGATAATAAGGTAGTTGGTAAAGAAAAATCAATTATAAAAATAGATTTCAATGAAATTGGTGATGACTTATATAATAAATGTAGAGATGAGGTAAAGGTTCTATTGTATAAATCAATATATTTTGATTTTAAATCCGATAGTGATATTAGTATTATGTTCAAATCAATATATCCAATAGTATATTCTGAATTACAAAATCTATATAAAAATGATATACAAGATGAAAAAAGTGATATAAAAATGGCATCAAGATTACAAAATATAGAAGCTGAGATTTTCAATAATATAACACCGAAGTTTTCTAAATACTATTTTACATTATTTGATGCTGTATATTTTACTAATGAATCTGATGCTGGACATATAATGATAGATTTATTAGATAAATTTAAAAAATATGGATTAGTTCCTAAACTAAAATACAACGATAATGTTGATATAAATTAATAGAATAAAATGGACATAGAGAAATTACAAAACTGGTATAATTCATTTACACACGGAAATATAACATATAAAGATGGTACTTCATTTCAATCAAAGATAAAAGAAAAACAGGATATATCACCTATAAAGAAAAAGAAGATACAATTTGGTAAGTATAAAGGTAAAACACTATCCTGGATAATGAAAAATGATAATAGTTATCTATTATGGGTTTTAAGAGAGACAAAAGACTTAAAACTAAAAGAAGATATAGAACTGATGATTAAAACCGACTAAAAGTTGGTTTTTTTCATTAATATATACCTTAAAAACCTAACCGAATGAAATTACTATTTATAGATTTAGAAACAACTAGTTTAGAAGTCCAGAAGGCTCGTATTTGTCAGATAGGTCTGATCTATCAGAATAAAGAGAAATCAATCTTAGTTAATCCGACTATTACGATACCACAAGAGGCTACTAATGTACATAAGATTACGGATCAGATGGTTCTGAATTGTCCGACTTTTTCTGATATATCTAAACCACTTTTGAGTTTAATAAATGATTGTGATGCTATTGTTGGATATAATATAAGAAAATACGACTGGCCTATTTTGTATATTGAGTTTTTAAGATGTGGTATTGAGTTACCTCATAAAACCATAATAGATGTGTATGAGTTAATCAGTGAGATTGAAAGATCGAGAAAGTTAAAAGATGTTTATTTAAGATTGATTGGTGATAAATTAGAAGATGCTCACGATGCACTTATTGATATTATTGCTACTAAAAAAATATATGAAGAGATTTTAAAAAAACTTTCATAGGTATTTAAACTTTTAATATATATAATATATAATATATATAACAAAAATAAATAAACATTATGAGAAACAAATACAAATCAATTATGGTCAAAGAAAGTCTTCATCAAGAGTTAGATGAAGTTTGTAGAAGAAAAGGATTCAAATCAACATCAGAGTTATTGAATTACTTTTTACAAAAAGAATATGAAGAAGATCAAAAAAAGTTTAACGAATTATTTAACACTGACGATTTTAATCCTTATCACAATTTAAATGAACAATATAGAAAAAATAAAGAAAATGAGACCAAGTAAGTTAAACTATCTGAGAGTATTACAACAACAATATAAATCAGGAAAAATTTCAAAAAAAGAATACAAAAAAGAACTAAAATTTACAAAAACAATAAAATAATTATGAAAAAATTACTTTTAACAATTGCCTTACTAATAAGTATATTTGCATCAGCACAAAATATGACGCCAGTAACAAGAGCTGATATCAATGAAATTAATTTACGTCTTGATGGTGTTGAGAAATTTGGTCAACAACATAGAACCGGAAATCATATGATTATTGCTGGTACATTATTAAATGGATTTGGATTACTATTTATGAATAGTACAACAGCACCAGCTAATCCTGAATCTAAATTAACTGATAATAAATTAGCAACAGGTACATTAATTATTGGTTCGTTATTAACAACAACAGGTCTTATTATTAATATAGATTCTTATAGACACTTAAAAAGAAACACCGACAGATAAAACTCATAAATGATTTGAATTGCCAGTTTATATCGAGAGTTAGTCCGTGTATAAATAAAAACCTCTGATTATTCATCAGAGGTTTTTTTGTGTTTGTTTTTTCGTGTGTATTTCTTCTTAGATTTCATTATTTTATTCTTGTGAAGGTGATACATACCTTCCTCAATTAAAATCTCTCTAATCACACCTAAATCAATTTTAAGTAGTTTTAATTTGTTCTTGTCCATATACTATCTATTATAATTATTATAATTACTAAAATTAGTATTTTAAGAAATAAAATCTTTTGTCTGACTTTCACCTCTTCTGATTATTTTAACTAATTTTTTCCATACACCTATACCAGTCATTTTCTCAACTGATTCGTCTATTGACTTTAACTCAGTTACTGCGATCATACCAGCTCCTATTTTAGTGACTGGTAGTAATCCTGAAAGTATATATGTTTCAAATAAGAATAGACTTAATATAGTCATTTGATATAAAAGCATCTTTGATATAGTATTACCCATTTTTCTTGAAGTGATTACTTCTTTCGCTTTAAAAGCTCGATATATTCCAACTATAAAATCTATTATGATTAAAGTTCCTATTGTTAATAAAAGAGGTACTACTGGTGTGAATACTGCCATCAAAGACACTAGTAGGTGTAAGAGGTATTGTTTCATTCGGTTAGGTTAGGTTTTAGTTTAAATCAATTAAGGATTCAAATTAATAGAGTTTCCTGGATTGGCTCCAAATCCACCACAATCTTGAGGATCATCAAATCTACCACCAGGTACATAAATACCCCAGTAATAGTTTTGTCTTGATGATGGTATATTTTCAAAAGTGTTTGTATAGTATTCAAGATACTCAGGAAATGTTGTAGTCTCACCCATCAAGTGTTTGGTTAATCTATCTGTGAAGTATTGAGCTTTTTGTCTAATACTTGTAGTTAAGTAATTAACTTCATTAAGTTCAGATGGATTTGAATTATCTGATGATTGTTTACTCACAGCTTTGTTCGTAAACTTATAGTTAGCATAAAGTGCAAACTCCATTGTTGTCCACCATACAAGAGCTGGTTGAATATATTGAGTTATTAAATCTATTTCATTCGCGTTTAAAGAAGTTGTAGATATTTTATCCATTAGAGAATAATAAAACTTAGTTCCAAGAGCTTTTTGAATATAAATATCTTGTGCAGGTTTAATATACACAGATAACTCATCATCATTTACATAAGTTAAAATTGGACTATTATCTTTAAGATATTTTACGGTTATGAATGCTGAATAAATCATTTTATATTTTTATTTTTTTTATAAGGTCCTCTTTTTTTACCCCTATTAGAATCTGCTACTTTTCTAATATGTTCTTCTGATAACTTTCTACCTTTTTTAGCCTCAGATAATTTTCTCCTATGTTCTTCTGAAAAAGTTTTACCTTTACGAGCCTTTGATACCTTCTCTTTTGCCTCATCTGATTGCTTTCTACCAGTTTGTGATTTAGACATCTTTCTTCTTGTCTCATCAGAGTGTTTATAGTTTTTTCTTGATTCTTTCAATTTATCTATAGTCTCTTTACTTCTAATAGATCCAGATGGACCATCTCCACCGTTAGTCATATTAATTAGAGGGCCTAATCCTAAATCCTTTCTACCAATTTTGTTTATATAGAAAATTTCCCTTTCAAATGCTTCTTGCTCAGATAATCCATCTTCAATTATATCAATAATATAACCATATTTTTTTGTTATATTTTTCCAAAATAAACTTCTACCTGTATAAGACCAAGCCCTTTTACCTTTACCCTTACCAACATAGAATATTTCATTCTTTAATGGATTTATGTGAAAATAAATATAAAAATTATTCATAATTATATTGTATATTTTTTTAATCTAATAGGTTCAACTACACCATTTATTTTTGCTAGTTTGTTTAAAACGCCTTCTATATCTCTTTGTCTGTAATTTATATAAACAGCTTGAAAAATCTGTAAGCTCTCTTCCAATTCTGTTCTACCACCTAATTGACCTGGTACAAAAACACCATATAACATCGGATTTATAACCGAATGAGCTACAAATATATTCTGCCTAATTAAATCGTTAAGTTCAGTATATCTTTTATCGCTGTCATTCAGATCAATTTTTGTAAGTTCTGGTCTTTGATCCTGTCCATTACTGAAGGCTAGTATAAACTTACCAGCACCATTTGGTCCTGTGAATTTTTCTTGTATTTCTTTATAAGCTCTTTTCATTTCTTCTGGTGAAGGAACTCCACTATTAAAAGAAAGTAAGAAACCTGCTGAGAATCCGTTCATAATAGAGTTTTTATGAAAATGAGCTATTTCATATTCAGATATAAACCAGTTTAAAGAACCATAGTATTTAGGTACTGAATACCACTTATTACCGATTGAATACTTCTTGTAATAATAAACTTGTGTTTTTTCAGCCTTAAACTTAGTTGAGAATTCTTGTATTCTTTTAGCAGGAAATTTTCTTAAGTTAGACCAATCTTCTGACATCCAAAAGTATTTAGGTTCGTCGTTTTTATTATAGTAGTTTTTATCATATCTTAAAGATTGAATAGGTATATGATATAATTGACTTATTTTAGTACCATCATTATTCCAGATTACACCGATTGCGAATGAATCTGTGACTTCATAATCCATAGTAATTTTATTAGTCAATTCTTCTAAGTTATCAGAATCAAATCTATTTAAAAGAAATTCTTTATATTGTAGAGATTCTTGACCTGTTGTTTCAAATCCATTAGCTGAGATCATATCAATCTTTCTGTCAGTAATGGCTCTGTGTGTAATTGATCTTTCTGTGAATATATCTATTAAGTATTCGAAAAACATATTATCAGAACCAAATTCTACCCATTCTTTTCTACCATTTTCAATAATAACTGGCACCTCAACTGCGTTATTTAGATTTACAACTGAGAAGTTGATTTTAGTTGGTTCGTAATTGTTATCATTAATTGCGTTCATATTTTAATTTTTTTTTATAAGTAGTCATCTATGTTAAATACAGATGTTGTATTGTTGTCAGATTGTGTGAATGTTGAATATGAAAAATCATTATCTCCACTTATCACACATTCACCACTTCTTAAAAAAGAAGCTGATCCTAAATCAAGGTTATATTGAAATTGAGTCTCATATACATTATAAGTATAAACTCCTTTTTCTACATTTATTATACCTTGTGTTAAACCTACTGAATTTGTTGATGAAGTTATGATAAACTCATCATATATAAGTGGTATAGGTGATATATTATCTGCTGTGAATATGATTGTATCTTTTGATTGTTGGTTAATAAACTCAAAAGTATAGTAAGGATCTATTAAAGTTGCCACTTTTGTTAGTCTTAATATATTTGAACTTGAAGAACCATATGGTATATGAATCATATATTAGTTTGATTTTAATATAAATATAATTTTAGATGAAATGTTTTTAAAAAGAAAAAACCAGTATTGTTTGATACTGGTTTTATCCGATTTAGAAATATGAAAAACGAATTAAGCTATTAGTCTTAATGCTTCTGCTTCTTCTATAATATGAACTGGTTCTGGTTCTACAGCTGTTAATGTTCCTGTGAATCCTGCTAAGTCTCCGAAAGCTTTACCTGGTCCGTTAGTTCCAGCTGAAAGTCTAGCTCCGTTTAATCTACCCATTAATAACCACTCACCATTTTGAGTTTTAATTAAAACTCTGAATCTACCTTGTGTAAGGATTAAAAACTTAGCTCTTGTTGGTGCGTCCATTTTCTCCATAATGAAAGTAAGTGTTTGAGTATTGAAGATAGTACCATTTTCGTTGTTTGCTGTTACTTCACCAGTTGCTGATGCTTGCTCAGTATATTGTTCGAATTCAAAGAAAGATGCAGTTGCATAAGAAGTAGCCGTGATTTCACCATCACCACCATAAGTATATGTAGTACCAAGTTCCCAAGGTCCAATAGCGAGTGTTTGCACACCACCAGTGTTATCTCTACATCCTATTGTATATCCTGTGTTTAAAATACAAGCCATTTATTTTTATTTTATTTTTTTTTGTCTTCTTATTTAAAAGAGAGGTGGTGTGGACATCACACCACCTTCTTAATTTTATTATCCTCTATATTCGATTACAAATTCAGGAAATGCAACTTGAGCACCCATTTTGAACTTAGATCTGAAGTATACTAAGTCTTGGAATCTTTCATACCACATTTCGAAAGTTTCGAAGTCGTTTTCAAGGTCAACACCATAGTATAAGTTAGCTGCGTAAGTAGCTACAACTTTGTTAGTTCCGTTAAGACCTCTTACGGCGATGATATTCCAGTTAGTACCTAAGTAGTTATTAACTCTGAAATCACCGAAGTTTGAATCATAGTGAAAGTAGTTAGCTTCTCTTAATGCTTGCATCAAAGTAGTGAAGTTACCATAAGATAAGTAGATGTTAAGGTCTGCTTGTCCTAAGATGTCTGCTGCTGAAGTGTTAGCTGCTGCGATTACAGAATCGATGATTGCGATTGCGTCTGCCTTAGCGAATCCTGAGAAAGTAGCACCTGCTCTGATTACAGAAGAAGTTGCTGAAGTGAACTCAAGAGTGTTGATGATACCATTACAAAGTGTTAAGTTACCAGTTGTTGAACCAGCACCTGTGTTATTACCATCTTTTGAACCTCTCCAGAAAAGGTCTTCAATTAATGCTTGGATTTTTTCTACTTTCTCTTGAGTATAAACTTGCTCAAAAGGAAGTTGTTCGTTGTAAGAACCTGCTCTCATCAACTTACCTGCCCAGTATTGTTCAAGATCATTTAAACAATTGTTCTCGAATACGGTGATTGGACACACCTCTAAAGATCTTTGTGATAAAGTCACAGATCCTGTTGCTGAATAACCACAAGAACCACCAGCGATACCGATAAGGTTGCTAGTCATTAAGTTAAGAGCGTCAGCATATTTTACATTTGTCTGGATAGTAACACCAGTTTCAAATGTTCTACCTTGAAGAATTGACTTGTAGATTAGATCTGTAGCCAATTGATCAGTGTATTTAGTTAAACTTGCTAGATTTAAAGCCATTTTAATTTAATTTTTTTTTTCTAATCTTTTTAAGATTTATTTTTTATTTTTAGCTATCCATTCGTGGATATCCATTTTCTTTCCTTCTTTTGAAATCTTTGAGAACTTTGATTCAAAGTCAGATGGTTTAACATCTAATTTTTCACCTGCTGGTAGTTTTGAAAAGTTTTCTGAAAGTTCAACAACTGCGTCAGCGATTGTCTTGTTAGCCTCATCAGATGACATTTTCATTTTACCCATTTCTTCTTCAAGTGAATTGATTTTAGCCATCATTTCTTCACACATAGTCTTTAACATAGCGATTTCACTTTCCTTCTCAGGAACTTCTTCTATGTAAGGTTCTACTTCTACTTCAACAGCCATATCTTCCTTGATTTCAACATCTTCTTTGATGCCATCTTCAACTTCTTGTTTTACAAGTTCTTTGATCTTACCACCTTCAACCATTACCTTTGTTCCGTCTTCAAGTGTGTGTTCTCCATCTGGTGCAGGAATTCTTTCTCCTAACTCGTCTATGATGAATAGATCTTGACCTGGTTCAAAAGCTTCTGCCGATACGATAGTGCCATCATTTAATTTAGCATCTTCGAAATTCTGTTTAGTGAATAACTGCTTTAATAGTTTTAAAGCTTCGTATTTTACATCCATTTCTTTTGATTATTTTTTGTTTTATAATATAAATATAGAAAATTAATTTTTGTTAGAAATTATTTCAATATGTAATTTCTTTTTTTCTAATAAATACGCATTTCTAGCTGAATCAGGTGTATCAAATAATCCAATATATTTAACTTTACCATTATATGTTATCTGTGCTTTATATTTATTAAGACTTTTAATATATGTGTATCCTTTACATCTTCTATTGTGTTGATTAACTTGTTGTGATACATTTCTAAGATTTACTATTCTATTATCCATTTTATCACCATTTATATGATCTATTGTATCTGGTACAACATTATTGACATAATAATACATAAATATATGTGATAATACTCTTATTTGTTTATTATTATATTTAATAGCACATACACCATATCCACCTTTTGTTTTAGATTTTATCTGATTACCTTTTATTCCATACACGATTCCATTTTCAGGATCACAAGTAAATCCATTATCTATCAATAGCTTGATTTTATCTTCTCTATTCATATATTTTTACTTTTATATATTATAATACTCAGTTTATACTAAAATATAATTCATTATTTATTATCCCATTTTGATTTACAAATTGCATATGCCTGATCAGGATCATAATTATTCGATTCAATAATCATACATCTACCTATAAACTCATCTTCTGTTTCACCAGATTTTGGTTCTACAATAAATTCTTGACTAGACATTCTATTTATTATAGTCTGATAAACAGATGAGTTCAAGGCTTCATCAATTTGCTTTAACTTTCTCTGAGCCCAAGCAATTCCTTCATCCGATCCCCAACAATCCCAAGCAATTTTTCCACATCCTTCCTCGTAAGGTACGTCTTTATTTTGCCTATGTCTTTCAAAAGCAGCCATTCTAGCTATTGTTTCACGACTAATTGGTTCTCTATTTGCTAATTGGTGTGCTCTTGCGTATCCAACGCGAGTTAGACAATTATTTGGATTTCCTGATTCATCTAACCATTTCAAGGCTCTTTTAGCAGCATCGCTAGCTGCCTGTGGATAGTCATTATAACTTTCAAATTTAAAAGATTTAAAAAGTTCTTCAACCTTTATAATTGTTTCATCATTAATGTCATTTTCTAATAGTTTAATTAAAGAATCCCATATATCATTATCTTTTGAAAAATCTTGTCTTGATAAAAATCCATTTATCTCAATAGAAAATCCTTTAACAATATCATTTTTAACAAAATTAGTCCAGAATGATTCATCCTCAATATAAACACATCCCATCCAAGATCCATACGGAATAGATTCAAATCCAGGAACAATCATACCTTCTTTTATAATGAAGTTTTCAACAAGAGTTCCTTTCACTTGAATTCCCATATGTTCAAATGATATATTATTATTATAGTTATTTTTACTAAACTTTTTAACAATCATTTCTATATCTTCTTTTGTGAAGAATACATTATATTCTCCGAATCTTTCATCATTACGATATATTCTTTTGTCAGGCACCATTAACACTCCAAATAACATTCTTTTATCTTTTTGAGCCTGAAAATCGAACTGAACTGATGAGAAAGCCATCCAATTTTCTTCAACAGCAGGATCCTTAACTAATGAAATAAAATCAACACCTGTTGTGTCATCATCTTCATTAATCATTATTCTATAAGTTGGTAGTCGATGTTCCATCTCGACTTTTAGTAGTTTATTTTCCATACTATAAATATATTTTTTAATTAAATGTTATCCACCACCTCCAAATAATGAGTTGCCTTGTGTTACTTGAACTTTACCTTGTACATTAGATATGTCAGTTTCAGATACAAATACTTTAATTGGTTGTTGTGCTTGTGATCCACCACCAGTTCCAAGTATATTACCAGCTCCACCAATCTGTTGACCACCTAATGAAAATGTTGGTGGTGCTATGAATGATGATTGTCCGGCTCCACCTAATGATGGTGTTGAAGTTGTTCCTGTATCTCCACCACCAGTATCACCTGTCTCTGGATTAAACTTTTTTGCTAATATAGCGGCTATTTGAGCAGCACCTGTAATACCTGCGGCTACTGATAAAATAGTTCCAGGAATACCACCTGGATCAGCCAATGCTCTAACTATCGCTTGTGCTGTATTGATACCAGTTTGAGCCACAGCTAATGCCTTACCTCTTTTAAATTGTTTTTTCTGCAATTCAACAGAAGCCTTTTCACCTTTTTTAAGTCTATTAGTTTCAAGAGTTGTGAATAAGTCATTTAAAGAACTTAAAGCGTTTAATCCAGCATTTGCTATATCAAATTTTTGTTGAGTTGCTGCTCTTTCTGCTTCTATTTCTTTTTGTCTATCCTCATCTGCTTTTTTCTTTGCAGCCTCTTCTCTTGTCTTTTTCTCATCAGCTATATCTTTTTCATTCTTAGCTATTTGATTATCTATTTCTTGTTTTTTAGTTGCGAACTCTACCTCGGCATCAACTCTTGCCTGAGTACCTTCTTTATATAGATTTATATTATTTTGAAGTCTTTCAAGCTCTATAACCTTCTCTTGTTCTAATATACCTCTTTCAATTTCAAGTCTTTTTAGCTTATCATCAACTAAGGAAGCATCAAATTTTTGTTGTTTTATAGCCAACTCAGATGATGATTTTAATCTTGCTTTATCAAGTTCTATAAGTTCTTTATTTAAAGCGACTTCATTAACTTTCTGTTCTGATCTTAAACCTTCAACTTGTGCTAAGACAGCATCCTTTTGTGTGAGTGCTTCTGTTAAAGCTGCTTGGTTTTCAATAGTATTATTAACTTGTAGATTAGCCTGTGCGACTGCTACACCTGCATCAGCTTGTTGTAATAAAGCCTTTTCTTGTTTATTTAAAACATCACCTAATTCTTGATTCGCTTTTATTCTATCAGGTATAGATAAAGATTCATCATCTCTAATTTGTCTTAATTTTTCGGCTTGTCTATCATATTGTTCTGCTAATCTTGCTGCCTGTGCCTGAGCTAATATAGCATTATTCTGTAATTGTGTAAGTGCTTTTGCCTGAGCTGCTGCTGCCTTAACATCTATTTTTGATACGCCTTCTATTGTACCTTCTATAACTTGTCCAATAGATTGAACTGCTGGTATAAAATTATCAACAACTTTTTTACCAGCCTCAATAGCATCTTCACCAACTTCTATTAAACTATCTTTTGTTTCAGATATTCTTTTATTTAAATCTTTAATAGTCTCTGGATCTTCATCTCCAAAAAAACTCTCTTCCCAAGCTAATTGTAGTTCTAAAATGGCTAATTTTATACCAAAGAAAGCAGCTTTTAAAGGTGTTAATGCTATTGTTATTAAACCACTTACAACTTTACCAAGTGCATCAAATCCTCCTGTTGCTTCACCAACTTTTGTAATCACATCAACTACAACACCAACAACTTCTGATAAAATTATTGAGACGGTTGTCATTGCAGTATTAACGGTATCAGCCACTTTTTGATTTTTCATTAAAGCTCCTGAGAATAGTTCAAACCCTTTTGAAATTAAAGTAACTATACCAAGACCCTTAACTAAACTACCAGTTAAATTACTTATTGATGATACACCCTTTTTACTGGACTTACCAATATCATCTATATTTTTTGATGCTTTTTCAGAACTACTCGCTATCTTATCTGTCTGTGTGTTAAGATCAGCCATCTCCTCAGTTAAATCTCTAACGGTTCTAATAGCACCACTTGCATCTAAACTAATAACTAATTTTTTTTCTTCAGCCATTTTTATGTTTGTATTTTATATAAATATGTTCTTTTTATTTATGTTTTTAGTTTATAATTAACCAAAATATAGTGTATGTTCCAGAAGTACCAGCATTTATATTGAAAGAGGTACCAGGAACTATTGTTGTAACATAAAATGTTGAGTTACCATTACCTGTCACTAATATTTTAGAACCAGCCTGTACATATGTATTATTAACCGTCACAGAAGTACCAGCTGTAATTGTCGCTGTACCAGATACGTTATTAAAAGATATATCATCATTCACAATTAAATTCGGAACTAAAACAGAATCATTTGTTGAAGTTAATGATAAGTTTTGACCACCAAGAATAACACTTCTCTGAGAACTGATTAATGAATTATAAGATCCTCCAATAATAGCTGATATTGGAGATGCGTTTATATTATTATTCAATCCAGACGCTATCGTATGGTTTGATCCATTTGTTATACCAGTATTAGCTGATCCAATTATTACTGATTGATTTGAAAGCGCTGATATATAACTATTATAAGATCCAATAACTGAATTTCTCTGACCACTTGATATAAGCGATGATCCACTTGATATAATAGATGTAAATACTCCTAATGTTCCAATAGTTGAGCCATATGATGATATAATAGATGTTGCACTTGATTGATTTATTGTAGATGCTCCTGATGATATGATAGATGATACATAGCTTGTTACGTTAATCGTATTAGTGTTTGGTCCAACTATTAAACTATTATTTGATTGTTGAAAAATAAAATCAGGATCAGATGTAATACCAGTGCCATTACCAAATGCAATTTCACCTGTTGGTATCGGTGTTGGTACTGCACCGTTTGTTATATCATTGCCATTAACAAATACATTACCTTCTAAATAAATCGTATTACTTTGAGTTGCTGTGAAGTTTTGACCATTTAAAATTAATGAGTTTGTTAAACCAGCTTGAATAGTATTACCAAATCCACCTATAATGAAAGAATTTTCAGTTGCTGATTGCGTAATACCACTCTCAATCACATTATTATTACCACCAATAATGAAATTGTTAGTATTCACAATAGAGGAAGTAATACCTGATGAATTATATGAAATTTTATTAGAAATTCCTCCTAATATAAGATTTGTATCTGAATTAGGTAGTATTTCATTATTACAACCACCTATAATCGCTGAGTATTTACCACTTAATGAACTTGAAGCACCCGCTATTATAGATGATTCAAATCCAGAGGCTCCTATTCTATTTTGATATCCTGTTATAAATGAGTTTTTACCAGCTGTATTATTACAATTACCTATTATACCGGTGTTATTAGAGTTATTTTTAACCTCATTATTTTGACCGATTATAATACTAAAATTACCACATATTGAGTTGCCTACTCCACCGATTATATTATCATCGCCGTTATTAGTATTATCACCTGATGTTACTAATCCATTTCCCCATTCTGGTAGAGCTTCTCCTATATCTTCTATATTAATTATTCGTCTATATTTAGATTTAAAATTATTTAAGACCTTAATTAACTCTACTTTATATGATTGTTTATTAAATGGATCGTACTCTATTCTATTAACTCTGAAGTATCCAGGTGATCCTGATGATATACTATCAATATAGACTAACTTTCTATAATCAAAATCTAAAATATCTTGTGAATTTAAATATACATATGCTGTAATTGTTTTACTCTCAACACCATATATTTCCTCAAAAAATTGATCATAGTATTCATTATATAAGTTATTTATCGTATAACCATAGTTATTAAAATAATATAAAAACTCTGGTTCACCGAAACATAAGTCTAATTGGGAATCAAATGGATCATCTAAATGTCCAGCATATGGGTAATGATCAAATAGTGTTGCAGTTAATGGATATCTTTTCATTAATTGAAATTTTATATTAGAAGATAGGTTAATTTTCTTTCTATATAAAATTCTTATATTAGAATCTACTCTATTAAATGTATCATTTGTAATTGGTTGCTTCGGATCTAAGATTTGTGTATAAATGATTCTAGAATCAAAAGTGAAGTCGTTAATTTTTCTATTAACTAATGGTGATGGTGAGAATATAACATCTATTTTTTGATCAGAAGTTTCGATTTCATTATCAGTATTATATTCATATTGGCCATATACTTCATTTGTCTTTTGTTTATAATCATTATTAAAGAAATCTTTATCTTCTTTATAAGTTAATAAAACTCTCTTTTTTCTATCTACAATAGGTGATTGTTCGATTTCTTTTGATATATCCAACTTATCAGACCAGTTTAATGTTTGATCTACATAATAAAATTGATCTCTTGGTTCTATAAAAATCTTTTTCGGATTAATTTTATCTTGATATAGATATAGATTAAACATTTTAATGATTGAGTTAACAAAATCAATCTGTTTGATATTTCCTGGTATTGTAGTATTTATATTAAGTGGTTGATCATCTGTTAATTCAGGATCTATACTATTGAAGAATAATGTACCATCTGTAGAACCATCAGTAGTTGGATAGCATTCTATTCTAAACTTAATATTATTAAAATTACTTAATTGTGTGGATAATGAAACCGGATATGATTGATCATAGTTTTGAAATATAGTTAAACCCACTTCAATTTTTAATGTATCACCTGAGTTTAATTGACCAAGAACTGATGTATCAAATACACAATCAAATTGAGATCTGTCAAATACATTTAGATCCAAGTCTTCAAATTCACCATAATTATCCAATAGATAATTAATTTTCTGATTTTGAGATGAATTACCATCTAATGCTGAACTACCTATTAATCGTATTTTTTCACTTTTTAATAAAGTACTTGTGTTTTTATATATGTTATAAAATAATATAAATCCAGCACCATATAGATTATTTAAGTTTAATGAAGCACCATTTGTGAATATTGGCGTTATTTTATAATCTAATTTTAATACAACTTTTTGTTCCTTTGGTATAGTACCTTGATATGAGTTAACATATCTAAAACTATTACCTGGTCCCAAAATATCTTGAAAAATATTTTGTGGATCATAGAAAAATTGTCCAGAATCAGACATTACAAAATTATCAGTAACAGCTGGATTATCCATATTTGATTGAAATGAACCTGGACCAGGTCCTTCATTTTGCCCAGTAGGTGTATCATAAGTGGCTATACTTGTAATACCAGCCTTAAATGATGAGTTGAATCTCCAATCAACATCATTTTCTATAATTTTTTTATTTGTTGGTATTATTAGATTTTTAAAAGTATCACTATTTAAAAATTCTGATTCATAAGTATAACCATATGTTTGAAAAATCTTATCCCAGTATTGCTTAGCATATATAGATGGTTTTAAATAGTTTAAGAACCATCTAAATCTCTGAGATATACCACCTGTTAATGACCCAGCTATTGGATCTCTACCATTATTATAGTCTATTAGTGGATAATAATATCCATTACTCCAATCGCCTGACCAAGATTGTGTGATAGTATCAAGTGTTAGATTGTGATTAAACTCACTAAAATCTAAATCTTCTAATCTTGCGTTTTGATCTATTTCTTTTGAGAAGTTAGCATTCTCACCAAATATAATACAATTATAAACCCAATATTTATTGTCTGTACAAGTTATACTATCTAATTGAATATATCCTTCTAAAACTGGTATAGTATCAATCACTAAACTACATTTAACTTTAACTCTTGTGTCATAATTATCTACACCTTGTATATCAAAAATATATTTAAAAACATCATTATTATTCTTCGTACCTGGTATAGATATAGTTTTAGAATATGCGCCATTTCTATTATTAATTTCTCTAACATCTGCTATGTTAAAAGTAATCGGAAATGGCACATTATCACTTAAATCAACTTCTGTCCAATTACTTTGTATTTGTGATCCTAAATAAAATGTACCAGCCTCACCACTTGAAAAAACTATTGGTGTTTGTAATGGTCTGTCTGTGAATACTAAACTTGCTGGTGCTGGATATATTGATGATGATGTTATACCAATTATTGTTGCTGGACCATCTATCCAAGTATTTATAGTTTTATCATCTTGGTCTATAAAAATCTGATCACCAACATTTAATAAACCTGTAACATCTATCGGCATTTCTAATCCTAAAAATAATCCAAGATAAGATGATGCTAAGTATGTATCTCCGAATCTAAATGATTGTGTATTTGTTTCAGGTAGTTGAATGTATAATTGTGTCTTATTCATTTATATTTCTATTATTTTGATTATATATTAAAACTATAAATAGTGTTTTATCTATTTATGTAAGTGTCATAAGCTCTAATAAAATTGACGGTGTATTGTACATATCCATCAAGAAGTCCTGATTTAAACTGCCAGTTATTATCTGTTATTACAACTGGTAGTGCGATTAAATCAGTAATCTGATATACATCTGAACTTTCTACTAATTCTCTGATGAAAAGAGCTTGATCATCTGATAAGAAATCGGAATTAATTGTCCAGTTCTCAACAGCTTTTGAATAGATTACATCTCTACCTCTTTTTAGATTTTTACTATCATTTTTTAAGAACGCTCTATTTATTTGTGTTCTATCTATATTAGAATTATATTTACTTACAAGATTAAAGTTCCAATAATCAAATCCACCTAACTTATTTAAAAAGGCTAATCTAATCACATCATATGGTCTACAATCTGGTATTATTTGATAGTTAAATTTATCAGAGATTTGAACTGCTGGTGATCCATCACCTAAACTCATAAACACTTTATAATGATCTAAAGTACCAGCTGATAAATAAGAGGCACCATTACCACCTATGTCAATTATATTTTTTGTTCCAGTTGGTACGGTCCATCTTAATGTTGTTGGTTCACCACCTGCGCTAATTTCATCTGTACCTAATAGTGTGTTTGTCGCATCATAATATTCAAGTGTCACCCATAGATTACTCCAAGTTGCGAATGAATTTGTTGCTATCATTAAATCTAATGATGCCCAATCATCTGTATATATCGGATGTTTTTCAGTTAAGTTACTATCATACGCTGTCTCATATGCTGATAAAAACTTATTTGTACTTGAAGCCATCACATATTCACTTTCAAAGTTTCTACCATATTCCTCGTCCTGTCTTGCTGCGTTCCAACCTACATATGTGCTTGATGTTGCTGATAGTCTTGAAACATTTATTATACTACCTGTTTCTAAAACGGTACTAACACCCCAAGGTTTATCTGTTACTATTAATCTATTACTTGGTATAGAAGTAATAGACGCTGTTCCATTATATTGTGGATTTACAGATATATCATCTTTTTGAATAGTAATTATATCACCTACAAAAAACTCACCAGTTATTACGGTTGAAAATGTTAATCCTAAAAATCCACCTGAGAAAAATGTGTCAGCGAATGTTAATCCTGGATTATATTGTTCACCTAATCTTACATAATATGAAGCTCTTGATGGTTTATTCGGTTCAATATTATTTATTGAGAATAAAAAATCAGTCTCACAATTAGCTTGTAATACCAAATGTGGTGAATATACACCTTTACCATCAGGTCTTGGATATGGTGCCACTCTGTTTTTGAATGTACCATCAACATATAAATCAAATAAGTATTTGAAGTTCTCCTCTGCTTGAAAAGTTGATGTCACTAAAAAAGGAATAGAACTCGTATAAATCGGTTCAAAGTTGCCTGGTGTATTATTAATTGTTATTGCCATATCTTAAATATATTTTATTTTAAAATGTTTTCTATCTCAGCCATTGCATCTTTTGAAAGAGCATCAGCGAAGTCATCTTGCCATTTTGTGTATTGCTTTTCTATGTTATCTTTAAAGAATCTTCTTGCTTTAATATAAATCGTTCCTTCATCAACATATTTACCATAATCGACCATAAAAAAATCTACTTCAATAGTACCAGATCTTTCATATATTTGATATGTTATTGATCCAAGTAATTTTCCTGTTCTGATGGCGTTTTTATATTGTATATCTCTTTTAATGAGATCTACGGTTTCTCTACCAAATTGATGCATAGTTCTTTTAAGATTATCTAATCTCATATCGGTTTTTATTTTTAATAAACATATACCGAAGCATAGTTTCTACCTTGTACTGGTGGTGGATCAAGAGATCCCCAGTTTATAGTTCTATAAAGTGATACGTTAGTCGTCTGATCATCATTATTAGAAGCGAATGAAAGTATCGGTTGTCCTAAACTTGAATCTATATCTTGTGTTGTTGTATAAGCCACATTTTGAGTTGCCACTCCATTATTCTCAAGAATAAAAACAGCCTTATAACCAGCTCTCATAGAGATTGATCCTGTTGAAGGTGTTACACTTAGGTTCAAAGTGAAGTTTGGATCTGTACCACCATTTATCACAGGTCTATTCGGAAATAAAGCTGCGAATCCAGTAGGTGCCGTACCACTTGCCTGTGATACAACCATACCTATTGATGGTGCTGTACCAGATGCTCTTGTAAGAGATGTACCATTTGCTGTACCAGTGAATGTGGCTGAACCAGCTGATTGAAGTGTTATTCTTGAAAGAGCTGTTCCAATTATTGTCAAGTTTTGTGTAATTCTATATTCAGATAGTGGATTAGCATTTATATTTTGAAAAGTTAATATACTACCACCTACTTGTGCTGAGAATATACCAGCTGTCCAACCTCTTGTTCCTTGAAAGGTTGTATTACCACTACATCCTAATATGTTTTGAATAGTATTTGCAGCGTTTTGAATCATAGTCACACTTGCCCCAAGTGATAAGTTCCAAAAGGTCATATTATTTACCGTCACTATGATACTGCCTGGAATAGTCACCGTGAAGTTTTGAGGTACAAAAGTTCCAGTTGTCAATGTTAATTGATTATTATTTCCACCCCAAGTTAAGTTACCATTTAGTGTTACGGTTGTTCCTGATGTGGCTTTATTTATAATAAGAGAATTAACTAAAGTACCTGCTGATATAGTAGAGTTAGTGCTTCCATACATTTCAATAATAGCAGTTCCTGCTATCGGTTGAGTTAGGGTTATATTTCCACCAACATAGAGACGGCCAGGTCCGTTAATAAATGAATTCGTATTACTATTACCTAAACCTCCAGTCACATACATATCAGAATTTAAAGTAACACTTTGACCATTATTCGTTCCGAATGCCATAGAAGCGAAGGTTATAGTAGATACATTATTTACAACATTTGCTCCGGCTGATCCTGAGAATACTATTGTAGCTGTTGAATTCCAATTTCCTGTAGTATAAGTGAAATTTATAGTTGCTAATGTGAGAGTTGCATTGTGATTAATAGTTCCACCAGGTGCATTAATAGTAATTGATGGTGAAGCTAATCCTGCAGATCTAAAAAAAGTGCCAGATATATTTCCGGAACCATTCATTACAAAAGAAATGTTTGTAAGTGAAAGCTGTGTTGATCCTGATAAACTTCCACCTATTGTAATTACTCTTGCTGATGTGGCAGTTAATGTGTTGCCACTAATTCCCGCAGATAAAGATCCAACAAATGTTAAATCATCACCTATTGTTGTTGAAAAACCTCCACCAGAAGGTAGACTCCATCCACCTGTGTAAGTTCTACCATTAAATGTCCAAGTACCTCCATTACCTTGTTTCAAAATTGATCCATTACCTGTAATAGTCATACCAGCTCCAAATGTTAAAGATGTTTGAATAGTCCAACTTGTGGCTGCATTAAAAGTTCCAGTGAATCCAGTGAAGTTAGCTGTTAAACAAGTTGCTGTTGATGCTGTTGTTACAATTCCAGTACCAGAGTTGGCATCAAAAAATACATCATCTGCTGAGGTTGGCGCTGATGCTCCACCGGCTCCTCCTGATGTTGCTGACCATTTTGTTCCAGCTACGTTGTCCCAAGTGGCTGTGCCACCTACCCAGAATCTATTAGGCATTGTTTTCTAAATAATTTTTTATTTCTGTTATAATTTGTAATAAATCATAGTTTTCAGAATCTACATCTATATAAAAAGGTTCTTCTGGATCTTCACCCATTCTTTTATATACAACTCTTAAACAATCACCAAAATTAATTATTTCTACTATTTCTATCATATCTTATATATTAATTTCTTGTTACTTTTATATGTACATTCACTCTTGTCACCGTTGTTGCTGAATCTACATTAAATGCGATTATATCACCCACTGAAACAGATGTGTTCCAAGTTGTTAAGTTATTATCTTGATTTCTCTGTTGAGTCACTAATCTTGGTTTTTCTGAACCAGTAATTGTGTCGGCTACGGTTGGCGGAAAGTTAGCATATGTGTCTTTCCATAAATCTATTTGACACGATCCACTTTGATCTGAAAATATATCCCATCCTGTAATTGTTCCGTTATATGGTATTGTTAGGTATCCTTTAACACCTGGTGTGATTACCGTTCCAGCTCCATCTATACTTATTCCAAATATACTTGTCGTTGCTCCGATTGGTCCGATTGGTCCAGTTGGTCCTGTTACACCTGATAAACCAATTGGTCCAGTTGGTCCTTGTGGTCCTGTTATACCTTGACTTATAATTGCTAGTATAACTTTTAAATTATTAGCGAAGTTGGTTGTTCCAGTTCCACTAGAACTTATTAAAGATACTGGTACTTCAACATATGAATTTGATACAATAGTAATAGATCCATTTACTTGCCATTTTTGAAAATTATTTGAGTTACTTTCATCTTGAATAATTAAAACATTACCAGCTGTTATTAATGCTAAGAATATATCTATATCAATACCTGAGTCTGTAATATGTGATATATTGATTTGTGTTGCTGATACTTGTGTAGTATTATTCCAAATTATATGTGTCGATAGAGGATCACCACTTGTTATAGTAGTTTTAGCACGATATGTAAAATATGATGATGACTGACCATTCTGACCTGCTGGCCCAGTTGGTCCTTGTGGTCCTGGATCACCTGTTGATCCTGTTGCTCCTGGTTGACCATCTTGACCTGTCACACCAGCTGGTCCTGTATTACCTTGTGGACCTGGTTGACCATCTTGACCAGTTGCGCCTGCTGGACCTGTTGGTCCTGTTGGTCCTGGCTGTAATACTATATTATCAATCTGATTTTGTAGATCAATTAAAGTATTATCAATAGTTAAAATTACTGGACATCCTTCTATTAATGTACAAATAGATTGTGTCACAGATCCAAATATATCTGTTGTTATCGTTGGATAAAATGGTATATTCTCTACTGGTTGATTACAATACTGATATCTAAACGGATATCTTAAAGTGATCTCAGCAGTTACTTTACTTACAATCGCATCATCTTGTTCATATCTGGTTGTTATGATCGCATCACCAACCATTTTCATTTGATTAGCCACATAATAAGGATGTGTTGATAGTTCTGATATAAGAGCTAACATAATCTCTTGACTATCACTTACGGTCTGAAGTTCGTTATCTTTTGATGATAAAAGTTTATCAGCTATTGTGACTTCAAAAGTAGTCTCCATAGAAGCATATCCACTTTTACCATCACCATTTGGACTAACTCTTATATCGTTGGCTTGTACATACATATACGGAAATTGTTCCATTATAGTATTAATTTCATCATTACCACCGAATTGAAATCTACCTTGAAGGTCATATGAACGAATTGCGAAGTCTTTGAATATCGCTATACACCATTCTGTGTTTTTCATATTATTTGATGCAGGAATCATATATTGTGATATATTTTTTTAGCATCTAAATATGCTTTTGATGCTTCTTCTTTATTTTTAAAATACCCAAGATGTCTATTTTTACCATCAATATTTATTATTGATATATATTTTCCACTAGGATGAAGAGAATATCCTTTAACATCTTTTCTATTTTGTTGATTTTTAGAATTATTACTTTCTCTTAAATTATCTATTGAGTTATTTAATTTATTACCATCAATATGGTCTATCATTTCTACACATTTTTTATTAACCCAATAGAATATAAATTGATGAGATGATATAGCATAATGTGATTTATTCTCTACTATATTAAATCTCATATATTGACCTCTAATATTATTTTTACTTAATATATTTCCATTTGGTCCAAATATATCACCTGTTTTAGGATCACAACTATAACCCTTTTCAATAGCTAATTTTATTTTTTCTTCTCTTGTCATTTTATATTTTCTTTTTAGTATCTTGTAATTCCATTTTGAGCGTCTTTAAGTTTTTGTTCATATTCATCTTTTTCTTTAAAGAAACTTAACCAGTCTAAACAAGCTGTTATATTCAGTTCGTATATTTGGTCTGGATTATAGTTTATTTCTTTACATATTCGATATATCATCGAGTGCCATATCCAGTCATCATTAAAAGAAGCCGCTTCGTCTTTCTGTGCCTTTTTTAAGAATTTAGAATCTTTAACTTGCTTTGACTTTTTGGCTGGTCCGAAGAGTCCTGCGTATTTTTCAAAGAAAATGAAGCGGCGCCATAAAAAAAACCATCAACAATCGGCCATAAATCACCAACCATTAATTTTTCTTTAAATAGAACTGCTCTTTGTTGTATATCAATCATATCTTTTAATTTTTCTATCCTACCATTTACTTCTGGTCTGATTAAAATTGCTGATATAAAATGTAAGTTATCATCAGCGTTTTCTTTATTAAAAACTTCAAGTGATATAAACTCACCAGTTGTTATATTAGTTAAATCTACTGGTATATACTTCACACCATCAATCATTATGTGATCTACTTTTTTAGTAGGAAGTTTATCGATCCAAGTTATTAGATCTGCTAATTGTGTGAAGTCTTCTAATGATAAATCTAATACTATATCAGTTGGTATATCACTCAATATGTTTATTATATTTGAACTCATTTCTATATCACTTGACCATTTAGATTTTTGTGCCGTGTTGAGTTTCATTAACTTTTCTAAACTAACTTCATCCCAATTTTCAGGAAAGTTAAAAACTTTGTCTTCAATTTCTATCTTAATCATATTCTAAATATATTTTTTATTTTTTTGTTTTTTGTATATATTAATTTTTAAAACCACTTTTATCCAATATAGAAAGGTACATTACCTGAATTCTGTTTATTATATTGAACTACATATCTAATAGAATCAATACAATGGTTCCATTTATCTATTGGTTGACCAGATGTTTTATCAGACCAAGAATAATTATTTAATTCTTTAATTATATTAATACTTCCTCTATCGACAATTATATTATAGTCTTGCATAAATAAAATTCCTTCTTTAACAGATCCTGGTTTTTTTAAAGTTTTTCTTATGTTTATACCTTGTTTGTTAATCTCTTCTATTAATCTACTCTCAGCACTATCAGCTATTATAAGTGGATTTCCTTCAATCTTTTTATATTCATTAATAAAATCTTCTGTGACCATTTTTTGTCTATGAAAAATTTCCTTAACATAGATAGTATTACCTTCAAATGAAACAGCGACACAAGTGCTCGGATCTATTGAAAATCCAAAATCTGATCCATATATAACTCTATCAGTCATTTTAAAATCACCTATACTCCAATTACTAAATATAACACCCTCAGCCTTATCTAACCAACTACCCATTATGATATGATTATATCTCTTAGGATTATTCATCTCTAAATCTTTAATCTGAGTTAAGATAGATTCATTTATATTCTCCAAGTTATCTAAATAAGATGTGTGTATATATGTTGCCTTAG